AAAATGGAGGGTTTCCATTTGAACACTTTTTGTTTTTCCAGAAAAACACCGTCCGCTTTATAAGCATAACCCTTGGTTAATTCTGCACTTGTTTCTCTCACCCAAAAAATATCCCCCTTATGAACTTTCACGCGAATATTTGGCGTACAAATTCCTGTTCCAAACCCATCATTTGAATTAACTCCCAAATGATGTCCAGATAAATTTATTTGCGGAATATTTCTTCCTTCCATTTTTTTCTTTAAAAACGCTTCCGAGACTAAACCACCTATGTTTGTTAGGTTCTTCCATGCGGAATCAAAATCAGGCTGTGGCTTAATAATCCTGCGTGTTTGAATTTTTGAACCATCAAGGATGGACTTGATCATTGGTGTACTGAATAATATTGGTGTTGTTTTCATTTTTTCAATTATGTAAACTCAAAATATTCGTTCTCCTTTACTATCGTCGTAGTGAATGGAAAGTTCCCTTTAGGTACTTTTTCTATCATCTGCATAAGTACGGTCGAACCGGTAAAAACAATATGTTTGTTGCCGTTCATCTCAAACTCCAGGGTAAGGCACTGGGTATTTTCCCTGTGCTTACTGGGTTCGATTTTAAAATTGCTGACAACAATTTCCCGATTGATGATCCTGTCCATTTTGATCTTATCACCGACCAAGCTTGTTATTTCCGGCTTTATGTTAAACTCCTTGAAGCTCTTCATCTTTCAATATTGTTTTTAAAAGGTTTTTTGAATCGCAATGTTTTGCCCATCCCATATAACTGGCGACGGATGCTTTGTTGGGGTTGTTGGCCAACATCCGGGCAAAGTTTTTTTTGATGCCCTTCCTTAAAAGGGTGTGGGTGTGATAGAACCTATATCCCACAAAATCGATTCCCCTGGATTGAACCGGGAATATTTGATAGTTTCCCTTCACCTCCAGAGCCAATATGTTCAGGAGGTATTCCTTTATCTGGGATAGGACAAAGTGCAAATATGGTTTAGTAGGCCCCAGGATGACAAGGTCATCTGCATATCTGAAATAGTATTTTACCTTGAGCTCTTCTTTTATCCAATGGTCAAAATATGTCAGGTAAAAGTTTGCAAGGTACTGGCTCAGGTAGTTCCCGATTGGAAGTCCTGGTGCACTGTCAATGATTTCATCCAATAGCCACAAAAGGTCAGTATCCTTGAACTTTCTTCTTAGAAGGGATTTCAGTATATCGTGGTCGATACTGGGATAGAACTTTGTCACATCCAACTTCAGGCAGTATTGTGTGTTTTCTTTATCGACCAAGGCGTTTTTCACGGAATTGGCAGCTGCGTGGATGCCACGCCCCTTGATGCAGCTGTAGGTGTTTGCCGTGAACGTGGATACCAATATCGGCTCCAGTATGTTCATTATGGCATGATGGGTTATCCTGTCGGGGAAGTAAGGGAGTCTGTATACAGTCCTTTCCTTTGGTTCGTATACTTTAAAGACATCATAAATGGATGTCCTGTATTTTTTTGTTTTTAAAAGGTCATGAAGTTCCTGGATGTTTTCCTCCCTGTTACGGTTGTGCAATTTCACACCGTATTGATCGGACTTTCCCTTTTGGGCCTTTTCGTCCGCAAGCACCAGGTTATCGATGCTGATAATTTTTTGATATAGGTTTCCGATCCGTTTCATGCCTTTGCTTTTAAAAGGTCGCCTTCCACTCTGGTACCAACGCCCTTCCTTTATTTCGTTATCTTTTGCCGTGTTGGCAAGGTCTGCAATGCCCAATATCTTCATTTGCATAGGTGGGAGCTGCAATTCGAGTTCGTATTCCAGTTATCGTAGTCGTTGTACGCAAACCCGGAACCTGAGGAACCGCAACCAAGGCACTGCACCACCCTATCATTTTACATCAAATAATAATCCTTGTACAAATCCCTGAACTGTTCTCCAGCGTACTCCGCCAATTCCCTGCTCTTAAAGCAAAGGCGGGAGCCGCAAGCCGAGCCCGTACCCCAGAGATCGTAGGCGAAGTACGCAAACCCGGAACCCGAGGAACCGCCCATATCGAACCATGGCTCATACTTCCACTGATCATGATTGCCCCAATCCGGTTGCCATCCCTCGTTCAATGCCTCGGCTATGATTACCAATTTGGCATGTGCCACCATCGCCTTTTGGTGCTTCTCGGGGTACATCGAAAAGTCAGGTATTACTTTTGAGCTATCCAATCCTAAAATTTTACAAGCGTCTTCAAATGTTTGAATCTTATTTTTCATATCTGTTCAATTAAGCTGTGAAAAAATTTTTGTAAATGTCAGTGAACTGCTTACCAGCGTACTCCGCCAATTCCCTGCTCTTAAAGCAAAAGCGGGAGCCGCAATACGAGCACGCATGCCAGCGACCGTAGTCGCAGTACGCAAACCCGGAACCCGAGGAACCGCCCATATCGAACCATGGGTAATATTTGTTCCATTTCCCATCTCCCCAGTCCGGGACCCAACCCTCATTTAGTGCTTTGACAATCAGCTTTACCTGCCTATAGGCAACCTCGTCTGGAGCAAGGCCCTCGCACTGTTTTTTGAACTCTACCGGTTCGATTTCCAGTTCCCGGAGGACATCATCAAAGTTCTTGATGCGCTCGGTCACTTCTTTTTGTTGTTCCCGGAACTTGATCTCTCCGGTGTTTTGATCGAAGCTCTCAACTTCGAACCCTTTAGGGATTTCAATTTTTAGTGATTCCATATCATCTGTTTTTAGTTTTTCTTTTTTTAATACTTTCTAACCCTAAGCTTACCCCCCCCTCCTAAATTATTTACTGAGTAAAATTTTGACTGGGGTGCGATGTTCAGATCATTTAGATTCAGGTGTTTTGACCCCATACCCCTCATCATTCATGTATTCGGTCACGGCTTTATCGAAATTGGACTTGCCCATCACAGCAATAGCCTCGGCAACGTTCTTGTAGCCCTCGGACAAAGCATACTGTAATGCCGCATCGCTTCGCTTGTTGATACCCTTTTCAGGTAGCTTCATTTTCGGGTCAGTGTTCGACGGCAGCAACGTCATCGAGGTTCTTCCCTTGGTCAACTTGTACGCCTGTAATTGTATCTTAGCATTGTTTATAATCGAGTTGCCCACGTTCACTACCGTTTGGGCCTGCTTTTCGGACATCTGTCCGGACTTCACCTGATCCAACGTATCGAACAGGATATCGTTCAGGTCGTTTAAATTCTTTGCCATATTATCTGTTTATTAGTTCCTTCTTTATTTTTGACACCAACACCATGCTAGGAATAACTTCCTCAGGATATTTATGTCTTGAGTTGCGAAGCATATTTTCTGCCCTGGACATTAACTCAAGATTATTGATGTTGCAGTTGGTCTTGTCACCATCTTTGAATGTCACAATAAAGCCTTTGGGCACCGGCCCCTTCTTTCTCTCCCAAGCCAGTACATGCTTAAATTTGTACACACCTTGACTTACCCTAACTTCGATATAACCATCCTTGGAGACTCTTTCAGCACCGTCCCATTTCGTATTGTGCGGAACGCTTCCCTTTTTAAACCTGGTGGCTTTGGTACGTTCAATGGCTTCTGGTGTCATATACTCGGTTTGCTTTCGACCTTTGTTGTGAGATCTCATTCCTTTTCGGAATCTACCCTCTCGCTTTCTTTGCTCAATAATATCCCTGGGAATGACCAGACCATTTCTTTTAAGGAAGTTGTTCACCCTACCTCCTGAAATACCAAGCTCGGAAGCGATTCGCTTTACCGGCTTGTCCAGGTACTCATCCCTTATCTTTTGTTCTTCAGCTTTGGTAAGCTTTCTCCAAACTCCTTTAGGCATATCTTCAATTATTTTTCTCTTTATAACCATGGGCCTCACGCCCTGACTTTTGGTTGTGATGAAAGGCACAAAGCGACTGCAGGTTTAAATCTGCGTACTTATCGCCACCGTCCTCGATTCTTACAATGTGGTCCGTGAACTCCACGGCGGACACCTTGCCCTCTGCCTCGCACTTCACGCAAAAGGGATTTCTCTCCTTGTGCGACCTTGCCGTCTTCCTCCAGCGCGGGGAGTTGTAGAAGCTACTGTTGTCCTTTTCTCTTTGGAAAGGCTTGCGCTCCTGCACCCAAGGTCTTTTCTTTTTCTCCGGTCTATTCGGCATCGAACACTGTTTTAGTATCATCAAATGCTTCTTCCGGGCTCACTGTAGGGACCGAGGAATCTATGTACTCCACCGTCTCCAATGAGTCGGTCACATCCACGAACTTCGTTTTGTCACCCACCCATTTCAGCAATATCGTTGCAAGGGAACCGCCGCGGAACTTCGCATAGTTGATCTCGGCATCGGCACCCATCCGCATCGCATATTGCCCCTTCTTGCCATAGTCGTCCTCGTTCATCTCGATGCCGTAGTAACTCGGACGGTAGATAAACTCGACGATGTCCGCATCCTGCTCGATGGCACCCGAATCCCTTAGATCGGATAGGTTCGGCCTTTTACTCCCTCCACGGGTCTCCACGGCCCTGGACAATTGGCTCAATGCTATCACCGGGATATCAAGTTCCTTGGCCAACAGTTTCAACCTTCTGCTGATGCTGGATATCACGGCCTCACGGTTCCCGCTCTTTATCGCCTTGTCGTCCATCAGCTGTAGGTAGTCGATGACCAAGAGCTCGATATTGTTGCTCCGCTTCCAAGCTTTCGCCTGTATCACTATCTCGGTCAGGTCGCTCACCCCACTATCGTTCACGAAGAATGGATATTTGCTCATGCGGTTCCTGTGGGCGTCATATGTTTCGAAATACTCCGTCTTTTCAAATCCGGTCTTCAAAAGCTGCTTCAAGTGGAAGTTCGTATCGATGGCGACCATTCTTGCCGTGAGTTGTGCCATGGACATTTCCATACTGATGAACCCTACGGAAACTCCCTTTTTTACGTTCTCGACAACGGTCTTCAGCACCTTGCTCGTTTTTCCCATTCCGGGACGTGCCGCCAATATCACCAGATCACCGTTCCTGTATCCGCCCGTATGCTTGTCGGTAGATTTGAACCCTGTGGTGACACCAACTAGCGGCACTTCATCAGTGTTGTTCGACAACCGCTCCACTTCCAGCTTTAGGTTGTCCAGGGCATCTGGAAAAGTAACGCTGCGCCTTCCCGTCAAGGTCAGGTCCACTACCTTGTCGAATTCTTTTTGGTACCTGTCCAACAGCTCAATGGCATCGGCGGACTCATCATAGGCCAATGCCGTTATCTGGCTATTGACCATGATAAGGCTCCGCTTGATGTACTGCTGCATCAATATCCGGCAATGGTACTCTGTATGCGCGGATGTGGCGACTTTCTGCGTTAGATTGATCAAATAGAAATCACCTCCGATCTCATCGAGTTTTTTCATTTCCCGAAGCTTTTGCGAGACCGTCCTCAGGTCGATGGGCTCGCTCTTCGCATACAGCTCGGCCGCTGCTTTCAATATCTGCTGATGGGCATCTTTGTAGAAAACGGCCTTTGTCTTTACGATGCCGAAAACAATATCGGCGGCCTTGGTGTCGACCAATATCGCACCGAGAACCACTTCCTCCATATCCAACGCCACCGGTGGAAGCTTTCCGCGTTCAAGATCTGTTATGTTGCTACTGGTCGCCATCGCTCAGGTAATTCGGTTTTTGGTCGTTCTTTTTTTCAGCGGAATATTTATCCTGGTTGCTTATCCAGTTACGGGCATATATCGCCAATCTGGAGAAAAGCACCCGATCGATATAATCGAGCTGTTCGACATCGACCACATCGTTGAAGTTCTCCTCAAATTTTTTCAGGTCTTTTATCTCCCTGGAATAACGCATCAGGAATTCCTGCTCAAAACGTGATTGATAATTTTTTTTCAAAAATCCGAATGCGCGCGCGCTTCCCTCACTGTATTTCTCTTTGTATTTCTCATTGTATATCTCAT